AGCACCCACATTAATGTTTCTAAATGCTGACAATGTTAAATCATTTTCTTGAGCATCAAATGTTATCCTATCAGAAAACATTATTACCTGGTCAAATTCAGTTTGTTGTTCTGGAGTTGGTTTTACACCCCCATAATTTATATTAAAGCTATTTTCAGGTGGGATACCCTCCTGTGATATACTTGAGTTTCCTACACCAATTAAATATCCTTTATACTCATCCTGTCCCTCTTCGTATGATTTTAAAACTATTTTATCACTAGATAAATTATCAAATAAAATTAAATTCTGTTCAAGACTTCCAAAAGACAACATACCAAATACAGAGCCATTATTCCCTTCTACATTATTATTTTTTATAGTAATATATGGGTTGATAAATCTACTACCAATCTGTATAGAATTACCATACCTACCTTCTAAAACTAAATCAGTTACAGAGGATTCAATATCAGCTTGTGATCCTCTTTCAGCAACATTAACCCCATACGCATTATCTACTGTATTAACTCTTGGTTTATTTACTTTACTTATATTTTTTTGTTTATAATCAACATTGTGTCCGCCGTTATCAACACCACGGATATCAGTTTTTAATTTATTTTGATTTAAATTTGGATCATAAAAAGTATCAGGCGTATAATTTGGATCATTAGTAGTATTTAAAGGACCCAAATAATAAAATACATTTCCTATTTGAGTGTAAATAACACTATCCCCTTTAGTTATTGAATCTGAGAATCCTCTTAATAGAGGTTGAGCTGGTATATTATTTTTTAAATATCCAGAAGCAACTGATCCTTGAAATGTAGGTGAAATCAAAATTACTTGACTTACATTTGATGGTATATCTGTAGACGCAATAGTATCCAAATCATCTAATGTATTAATTGCCCTTTCAACATGACCATGATGAAAAGTAAATTCTGATATAATAGTTGAGTCTTGATTAGATTGACCTAATTCATTTACATAATCTGGATCTATTCTTATGTGATGAGCCATTATGTTTTTCCATACTTACTTCTCACATCAGACATATCAACAATCTCATCTTTCTTTTTTTGTAAATCAGTTGTTACATCTTCAAGAGTTGACATTAGTTGTTCTTTTTCGGCCTCTGTAAGTAATCCAACACCACTATCATCAACGGTTTGTTTGGACATTATACGTTGGTATATGGTAGCTAGCTTAACTAGATTGTCGTCATTTTTAATTCCAACATCCATTAGTTCTTTGATAATAGGACCTACAATAGCTATATCTTCAATACCTTGAATATAACTATGAACCTCTTGAATCAACAGATCAATCTGAGTTTTCTTTAGTTTAGTGTTCTCATATATCTCCTCAGATAAATCTGAAAAGTTTTTATCACCGAATAATTTAAAATCGTTTTCCATACATATAAATATAGTACGAGTTTATTATTACACTAAAGAACCTGTGTATCTCAAGTTGTTTATATGCCCACGAGTAAGAACTTCTTCTTGAATTCTAGGGTAAATTTTACGGAATGTATTGGTGACTTGAGTTATCTTAGATGTCTTAACATCTGTCATTTCCCTAATCATAATGTATATTGCTTTCTTATTAAAGTTATCAATATTATCTTTATTTTTACATAGGTATAATATTGATTCGGCAATCTCTCGGTCTTGTGGTTTGGGAAAAAGCCTTTCTATATTAGCCTCAAAGTATTCCATAGTCTTTTTAAATATATCAGATGATGGGTTTTTTTCTATCATTTCATCATCAATACCGTGGGTATAAAGGGTATCAACATCATCGTGAATCTTTACTTTTTTGTAGTTAGCATTATTATTTAGAATAAGATAATTCTTTGCTACTACAGAGAAATAACTAAAGGCTTTACTACCTTTGGTTTCATCAAACTTATGCATATTGATTACAAGATTAGAAACTACCTCTTCTTGTAAATCTCTAAACCCATAACTAAAATAACTAAACTTAAAGGTATTAATTATGTTTTCAGCAAGTTTAAGAAATGCTGTATGAATCTCTACAGTATAAATTTTATTTCTTTCTGGTGGACTATCTGATCTATTATATCTTACAATAGCATCATGTACTGGTGTACCAAAATATATTTTACTTTTTTTCTTTCTTTTTTTCTTTAATGGTGGCATCTTCAACCTCTGTTTCAAATAGACTATTTAATTTATTTCCAAGTTGCTTTATTTCATCAAAGAAAAAACCAACTTCATCATCGGACTCGAAAGTCCCTTTATCATCGATACGTTTAAGTTGAAGTTTTATTAATTCTATCGTATTATTTATGTTTAATATTATTTGTTCATAATCGTTTATTCGGCGTAATGCATAGAAAGCTACTAATCCAGAAAAAATGGCTGATATTCCAAGTGTAACCGTTATTATGTAATGTAACATTTAGGATTCTAATTCGTGTATTTTTTCATCTATTAAATCTATGGCTTCTATAAGTATTTCATTTTGTTCTTCACTAAGTTCTGTCTCTAATAACAAACTTTTTAAATCCTCTAAGAAAAGGATAATTCCGTTGTCAATCATTAAGCATCTCCCACGATGTTAGTCATTAATTCAAGGAGCTGATTTTTATCTAAATCTTCTAACTCCTCTATATGTTCATCCAATGTTGAAATCAAATCTTCCATATAATTGCTTTCAAATTTTTCAATAGCTTTATTATATAACTTAGGATTTTCTACTTCCAACATATTTAATATTTGGTTTATTAAATCATTAGCATCGGTAAGATTTTTACGAACTTAAAAAACATTTCTTTATGCCTTGATTGTTCTACTTCTAACGTATCTAATCTACCTAAAATAAAAGATATAACTTTGATTATTTGTTCGTTTGTATGTTGTGATTTTTCCATATATCCATAAATATTTACTTATCAACGAAATCACTTATATTTTAATCATTATTATTTATATTTTAGGGGCGTAGAAGAAAGGAAGAAAGAACTACACCCCATATAGAACCTCTTAAAATGAGATTCAAGTCTTTATAATTATAACCTGTTTAATTATCCTCGATAATATACAACAAAATAATGACAAAGTCAAGCATTATTTTTGAGAACTTGAAACTAAATTGTTTGAAACTTGTTCGCTTAATAGCGATTGTATGGTGAAATACAACGAGGGGTTTCGTTTTAATAAATCTTTAAAATCATGCTGTGGCCATACCAAACATTCTGTAACGTGATTTACTCTACAAGTTGCTGTAGCTGGTTTCTCTGTAAGGAAAGACATCTCTCCTACAAACTGACCATCTTTTAATTCTGCTACCTTGTTACCATTAACCATTACATCTACTGATCCATTGTATATAAGAATTAAATCATTCACCGGTTTACCTTGGGTTATAATTGGTAACGGTGATTTAAATTGTTTCCATTCGGCAACCTTTGTTATCTTTAAAAATTCTACCGGAGTTAAACTTCTAAACATGGTTTCATATAACTCTTTTTCTTTAGCACTCATATGGACAGGACGTTTCTCGTAAATAATAATAGCAACATGATATAAGTTAAGTGCTACAAATACAAAATTCCATCCTATTGGAATCCACATAGGCTCTACGGGTATTACCCAATTATAAAATACTGAAAATAGACTAGCAAGGATTGATACTAAACGTAGATATAAAATATCCTTGACCAAAAAAGAAAAGGCTATAAGACCAAAGGCAAGATGTCCAGCTAATAATGCTACATTCATATTACATATTCTTCTGAACTCTTTTTACGTAAAAGTTCGTTTTAATATAATTCTTAGAATAACTTCTTGTTACGGTTGGACCATGACTATAGGCAGTAAGTGTTGCATCTAAGTCATTGAATTGTTTATTTAATTTAGATAGATACTTTATCCCAACTGTAACATTTACATAAGGATCGAACAAGTCTTCTTTAGGTGTTTGAAATTCAGACATGGCTGTTTTAGGTAGTATTTGCATTAAACCTAACGCACCACTAGTAGATACAGCTTTATGATTCCAATTTGATTCTGTTTGTATAACGGCTTTAACCATCTCATACTCCACACCATATTCCCAACAAAGAGCTTCTATGTAAATAAGTATGTGTTTAAGTTTAGATTTATTCAAAGAAGATTTAATTTCTTTTGCTTGGGATGTGTAGTCACTTGGAGTAAATGGAACATTGACCATACGGACAATGGTTTCGGTTTTAGTATTAATAATATTAGATGGCTTAGCTAACGATACATATCCAACTATGGATAGCGAAGTTACGCAAATGCCTAATAGAAAATATAATCTGTTCATAGTCATATTAGTTTCCTTTCGTTGTTAATAAATATATT